AGCTTGGAGCTTGCGGCTTGAGCTAATGGGGGGTTGCCCTCCGAAGAGGGCGGTGGTTAATCAATGAATTGTTTTGCAATGTACAGAAATGACAGACCACACAATGCAAGTCCGAAGAGTGGTTGCCCTGCTACAGCAACTAATATGCCACAGACATTTAATAAGATTACTGGTATTATAAAAAACATATATATCCTTTCTGTTAATATCCCATACTAACCCTATTCGCGACCACATGTCAAGCGAGGGGTCCCTATAAAATATACATATCCACATAAAAGCAGGGGGGTGTACCCCAGATGTAGTATAAGGGGTCCCAATAGATACCACATATAGCCTTGTTTTATAGATTTACACGTGCTAAATTCATTTTCACTAAAAAACAAAAGTGCCAAAAAATTATAAAAAATTTTTTTCAAATGCTAACGCCAGAACAAATAAACAACTTACCTCCTGATACAAAAAAGGAATATTTAAAAGCAGCACTGCTCCTTCAAGAAAAGAAACAAGACGAAGCAATTCGTAATGACTTTTTAGAATTTGTAAAATATATGTGGCCAGAATTTATTGAAGGCGAACACCATAAAATCATGGCAGACAAATTTAATAAAGTTGCAAGCGGCGAGATCAAAAGATTAATTATTAACATGGCACCTAGACATACAAAGTCTGAGTTTGCATCTAATTTCCTACCTGCATGGATGATTGGCAAGCAACCTAATTTAAAAATTATTCAAGCAACCAACAACGCTGAGTTAGCCGTGAGGTTTGGTCGTAAAGCCAAGTCACTAATCGACACGGAAGACTATCAAAAAATATTTAATACAAGATTACGAGAAGACTCACAAGCGGCAGGTAAATGGGAAACCGCACAAGGCGGTGAATACTATGCAGCCGGTGTTGGCGGATCAATTACAGGTCGTGGTGCGGATCTATTAATCATTGACGATCCACACTCGGAGCAAGATGCGCTGAACGTGGCTTCTTATGATAGAGTTTACGAATGGTATACATCAGGTCCACGACAACGTTTGCAACCTGGTGGTAGAATTATTGTTGTTATGACAAGGTGGAGTGTAGCTGACTTAACAGGAAAACTCCAACGAGCACAAAAAGAGCCAAAGGCAGACCAATGGGAAGTGATAGAGTTTCCAGCCATCTTGCCATCAGGTCATCCAGTTTGGCCAGGGTATTGGAAGCTCGAAGAATTAGAAGCTGTAAAAGCATCCGTTAATATACAAAAATGGAACGCACAATACCAGCAAAATCCCACAGCTGCAGAAGGATCAATTATCAAAAGAGAGTGGTGGGTGTGTTGGGAGAAAGACGAGTTGCCACCATTAATGCACGTGATCCAATCTTATGACACCGCGTTTATGAAGAAAGAAACCGCTGACTACAGCGCCATATCTACCTGGGGCGTATTTAGACCAAGCGAGGACGATGGACCGAGGCTTATTCTTCTTGACGTAGTTAAGGATAGATACGAGTTTCCAGAGCTAAGACGAATAGCAAAAGAGCAATACGACTACTGGAAGCCAGAAACGGTGATCGTGGAAGCAAAAGCGTCAGGACTGCCATTAACCTACGAAATGCGTAAACTGGGCATACCGGTTATTAACTTTACACCAAGCAAGGGAAATGATAAACATACTAGAGTAAACTCAGTTGCTCCGTTATTTGAGTCAGGAATGATTTATTATCCGGACCGTAAGTTTACTGAAGAGATGATTGAGGAGTGCGCTGCATTCCCACTAGGTGAACACGATGACTTAGTGGATAGCATGACTCAAGCAGTAATGAGATTTAGGCAAGGTGGCTTTATAGATCATCCAGAGGACTACGAGGATGAAGAGTTACCAGAACAGCAAAGGACGTACTATTAATGGCTAATCGAAGCAAAGGCATACAAGGTATATTAGATTTTCTTGGTTTTGGAAAAAAAGCTGATGAAGCTGCAGAAACTCGTGACGTTCAAAAAAAGATTGAAGAAACTACTAAGTTTGATGAAACTACAAAACCAGGTGAGTTTAAAAAAGGAGATACAACAGTAGACGCAGAAACAGGCGATGTTGTAACTCAAGAATATAGTTACAGACCAGAATCTTTTACAGACATGCAAAGGCGAGAAGGTAGAGGTGAATTTTCTTACGACGCACTTAGTAAGGAATATACAGAAAGTATTGATGCAGATGTAATGTCTTTACATGAATATATTATTCAACGACGAGGCATAACGTTAGATCAGTTAGAAGCGGAATTAGCATTAAAAGCTAAACCAGTAAACGAAACTAAGTTAGGCACAACAGATGATTTAGAAGTTACTAAGTTTGCAACAGATAAAACATCGGGCCGACCTGACGTTAATAATTTTATTTCAAGAGTAAAAGAAGTAACAAATAGATCAGATGAAGATATTAGACAAGCTATTGTTAACATAGCTAATGAAGCTTACGAACCAGGTAGTCCTAAATTAATGTCGGTTGATGATGACGCAAGCATATCAGCTTTTCTTGATAATAGGCTTATGTACAGCAACAGAGATATGGAAGATTTTGTCGATGAGTTTTTTGAATCATTAAAAAACGTAGAACCAACATCATACGCTCCGCCAATGATTAGAGATTCTAAAACTATGAAATCGGCACCTGGAGAAAAAATTTTTAATAACCCAGATTACCAGCAGTCTTATGACATAGTTGATGAATTTGGATTTAGAGTTACGGATGACCCAGCTGATATAATACCTCTTAATGAGATGTCAGACAAAGATATTAGATTAACTCAACTAGGCGTTCCTATGAACAGTAAAAAATATAAGGAAATGTTAAAAAGACAAGAAGACGGAGAGTTGATGTCAGAAATTGAAACTGATCCTGTAAGAAAGAAAAACTATAAAGCTACAGAAGATGCAATGGGAGTAACCGATAGAAAAAAGATAAACGAAGCAAATGAGAAATTAAAACAACAAGCTACAGACGAGATTACAGACGCTATTGAAGAGGGTGACTTTAAAAAAGCAACAGAGATAGAAGATGCATTTAACGATGGCACATATGTACCAGGCGGTAAAAAAAGAACACTAAATGCAGAAGGTGGACGTATTGGTTTAAAAGATGGTGGTGGACCAAAGATCGGGCGACGTGGATTTTTACAAGGCTTAGGAGCACTTGGAGCAAGTTTAATGTTGCCGTTTGGAAGAGGTGCTAAAGAAGTAGCACCAGTGGTTACCAAAGCAATCCAACCAGTTGCTGGTATGCCAGATTGGTTTCCATTACTTGTAAATAGAATTAGAACTAAAGGCAAAGTTACAAGAGAACCTAAGTATGATGATTTTACAAAAGGCGGTGATACAGAAAGAATTTATGAACTTGAGGGTTATACTGTGTATGAAGATCTGACTAATGGTAAAATTATAGTAAGTGGTAGAGGTAATGATTACCAACAAGTTTCTATGGAATATACTCCAGGTGAGAATAAAGTCATGAGTAAGACAAATCCTTTAACAGGTAAAATTGAAAGAGGAGTAGTGACAGACAAACCAAGATTTGAAGCTGGAGAATATGCAAAAGGTGATCCATACGATTACGAAAACTTTGGTGATTATGATGATATGAAAGGTGATCTTAGCAACTGGGAAAAATTTGCAACCGGAGGTAAGAAAACTGAGCAAAGAACATTACAAGATTCTTTAGACGATTTTATAAAACAACAAACAGATCCAAATGTTATAGACGATATGGCTAAAGGCGGTAGAGTAGGAATGGCGCAAGGCGGCATAGCTTCTAAATTTAAGGAGAAAGTAAATTATGGTAATAGATAAAAAAACATTGAATGTCCCAAGACCAAGACGTTCATTTCAAATAAAAGGACCACAAGCAGGCGCGCAAGCCGCAACAGAAATGTTGCAACAACAAGCAAATACAAAACCACCTATTGAAATTACACAAGACGAAGATGGTGGGGCAACAATTGATTTTGATCCACAAGCATTAAATTCAACACTAGGACCACAAGGTCACAATGAAAATTTAATTAATTTAATGGATCCAGATGACACCGAAGCATTAGCTAGTGATCTATTAGAAGTTTACGAAGATTGTAAAGCGTCAAGACAAGACTGGGAAAACACATACACAAAAGGCATGGACCTTCTTGGTTTTAAATACGAGGACAGAGCAGAACCATTTAGAGGTGCAAGTGGCGCAACACACCCGGTACTTGCAGAAGCTGTAACACAATTCCAGGCGCTCGCTTATAAAGAATTGCTTCCTGCAGATGGACCCGTAAGAGCACAGATAGTTGGTGCGGTTACACCAGAAAGAGAACAACAAGCTGATCGTGTAAAAGATTTTATGAATTATCAAATTATGGTTGAGATGAAAGAATACGAACCAGAGTTTGATCAAATGTTATTTAACTTACCACTATCCGGTTCTACATTTAAAAAAGTTTATTATGATCAGTTACTAGGTCGTTGTGTATCTAAATTTGTACCAGCAGAAGATTTATACGTTCCATACACTGCAACAAGTTTAGACGATACAGAAACAATAATTCACAAAATAAAAATGAAAGGCAATGATTTATTAAAACAACAATTGTCTGGTTTTTATGCTGATGTTGCTGTTGAAGAAGATACTAACGCTAGTGAAATAACAGACAAAAAAGATGAGCTAGGTGGTGTAGATCCACACAGCGATGAAATTTATAATGTTTTAGAATTCCACACACTTTTAGATTTACCTGGGTTTGAAGAGCTAGATGAAATGCAAGAACCAACTGGGTTAAAGATTCCATACATAGTTTCTATTGATGAAGGATCAGGAAAAGTTTTAGCTGTCAGAAGAAACTATGACATGCAAGATGAAACTAAAAAAAGAAAAGAATATTTTGTACACTTTAAATTTTTACCAGGACTCGGATTTTATGGGTTCGGCTTAATCCACATGATCGGCGGATTGTCTAGAACTGCAACAGCAGCTCTACGACAACTACTAGACGCCGGCACCTTGTCTAATTTACCAGCCGGATTTAAAATGCGAGGCATTAGAGTACGTGATGAAGCTCAACCGTTGCAGCCGGGAGAGTTCCGTGACGTCGATGCACCTGGTGGAAACTTAAGTGATGCATTCATGCCTTTACCGTTCAAAGGCCCTAACGCAACGTTGCTACAGCTTATGGATTTTGTAGTTCAATCTGGGCAACGTTTTGCGAGCATAGCTGATATGCAAGTGGGCGATGGAAACCAGAGTGCAGCTGTTGGAACTACAGTTGCATTATTGGAGCGTGGATCAAGGGTTATGTCTGCAATACACAAAAGATTATACGCATCTATGAAATGTGAGTTTATGTTAATGGCTGAAGCGTTTGCAACTTACTTACCACCTGTTTATCCATACGATATTATTGGTGCTAAAAAAGAAGTTAAACAAGCAGACTTTAATGAGAGAATAGATATTATTCCTGTAGCTGATCCAAACATCTTCTCACAAACACAAAGAATTACAGTTGCACAAAGTGCATTGCAGTTAGCAATGTCAAATCCAAAAATGCACAACTTGTATGAAGCGTATAGAGGTATGTATGAAGCGTTAGGTATAAAAAATGTAAATGTTATTTTACCACCACCGCAAAAGCCACAAGCTATGGACCCCGCTATGGAGAACATTATGGCAATGTCTGGAAAACCATTCAAAGCGTTCCCAGGACAAGACCACCAAGCACACATGGACGCTCATTTGACGTTTATGGGCACGTTTATGGCAAGAAACAACCCTCAAGCACTCGCTTTATTGTCAAAAAACTGCATGGAACACATTGCATTGATGGCTCAAGAGCAAGTTCAGCTTGAATTCCAAGAAGAAATTGCACAAATTCAGCAATTAACTCAAAACATACAACAAATGGGCGCACAAATGGGCGCAATGGGCGGTATGAATGCTCAAAATCCTCAAATTATGCAGGTTCAACAACAAATTAAGCAAGAAACTGACCGAATTGAGGCTAGAAAAGCACAATTAATCGCACAATTGACTACTGACTACCTAGAAGAAGAGAAAAAAGTGTTAAATCAGCTTGATAATGACCCATTACTAAAATTAAAGTCTGATGAAGTACAATTAAGAGCTCAAGACCAACAAAGAAAAGAAAAAGAAGGCGAAGAAAAGGCCAATATGGAGACTCTAAAACTAATTAGAGGTGGTCAAGAGTTTGATGCTAAATTACAGCAAGATGACGACCACGCTAAGCTTAGAGC